CTGACCTCGAACCTTCACCATCTCAGGGTCAGGCTTCTGTTGCGGGTCTTGCGACTTCTTCTCTAGCTTGTTTATTGCAACGTCAAACGCGCTTTCGAGTTCCTTACCAACCTTAAACCCACGCATCCCAAACTGCATCATTTTGGCAGCCAGCGGGGCTAACTCAGGCGGCACTTGTAATGCTTCCCTAATAAACCCACCCATCGCAGCCAAGAAATCAACCCTATTCTGGCGTTCCGCATCTTGGTCAAACTTAATCGTGCTATCCGTTTCAATATCAACACGATACGCAAGCAATGTCTCATTCTCTAAAAGCTGCTCAATTTCTTCCCATGTCGGGTTTTTCATCAGCTCTTCAAACTCTTCAGCATCCATCCCCTGCGGAACTTGTGGCTGTTGCGGCATACCATCCATAGGCGGGCCGCCATTATGCCCCATCATCGAATACTGCTGCTTCTCTTGCATCGTCAGCAACTTAATGCCGCTAATCTTCTTAATCGTGTCAATCGTAAAATGTTCGGCAATAATCTCAGTGCCAATCTTCACCAAATCACGCACAAAACGCTGCACTTCATCCTGCGAAGCGTTCAAACGTAACGTGCCAAATTGTCCTTTTATCTTTTGTGCTGCTGCTGTCTCGTTCGCATCCGATGCACCGCGAATAATATCCGCAATGCCTGTAATCTCGTATAAATCCTGCTTAACCTTGTCACGCGCTTCGTATAACCCTAGTAATGTCGATAGAATATCCTGCATGGGCAGCAAATCCATTGTGCCCTTCAATCCACCCTTTTCACCAAACACCGCCCATTGATTAATCGGTACAAGCTGGTTTTCAACGCCTTCGGATAACAACCGTTCAACACCAGCCGCGCTTGCATCATACACTCCAGCAACCTTAACAGCTTTCGTTATCGCGCCAATACGTGACGTTAGTTCATCCAGTTCATGCGCTTGGTCTTGATATTCGATATAATCCGGCACTGGCAACATATCGTCATTCGCCAATGTCGCATATAACGGACGCGGGCAAGGCCAAAAATCACTTAGGTTTAACGGGTCATCTTTTTCATCAAGCGGCCCTTCTAAATAATCCTTGTGAATCCAGTAAACCTTTTTATCCTCTTTGCACCAAATCTCGTAAACAGTCGCTTTCTTCTCGACCTCATCGTATTTGTTGTCTTTTAAATCATGCGGCGAATAATCAAGCACAACCTTCTCGCCAATCTCATCGCCAAATCGTTCTTTCAGTTTCTCGCGTGTCAAATACACCTTTCGCCAAACAGCCGGGACTTCATCCCATGTGCGCCCAAAACAATTCCCAAAATCTTCCCAATGCACATAGTCAAAACAAATAACCTCATCCGCTAAATACTCTTGCGCTTCATTCTCTTGCGTATCTTCACCTGACGCTTCACCATAGCTTTCAACGTCATCGGTTAACTGCGTACCATCCTCTTGCACCTCTTCAGGCTCATCAGGGATAACCGTTTTAAAATGCGGCTCATATCTAACCCACACAGTCCCACGACCAGGCAATAACCTATCCAGCACAGCCTGACGCACTGACGCGTCAAACTCTTCACCCATAAAATAGCTAATCGAACGCTCTAACACCTGCGAGCTAAAACGCCCCACCGCATCCTTATCACGAAAACGACGCTCAATATCCGGCTTAGGCTTGCGTGAATACAACGCTGGCATAAGCGTCTGTATGTTTGACCATAGAATGTTAAACCGTGGAACGCGCTGGTCACGTGGGCTTCTATCGTCCTTATAACGGCGTAAAATCTTGCGCCCTTTTTCCATCCAAGCTCGAGACTTGGTTTCGTAAAACGCTATTTCCTGCACCCAACGCTTTTGCAACTTTGCACCGCGTAACGCCTCAATTGGTAAATCATCGTCTATTTCAGGCGTTAAATTCGAGGCTTTCATTAAATGCGTTCCCTGTGCTTAATTCCGTCATTCTGAGGCCAAAATAGCTCATTAGCCGTCATATTATGCAAAAATTTAGGCTTTTGTTCGGTTTTTGATGATACTGGAATTAAATTCATTCGTCCAATAATTTCGAATGCATCAGCCGCATGAGATGCCCAGTTATGCATCGGCGTTGAACGGAATATCTTTTTGTCACCATCCCATTGGAACTGGTATTGGCGCAATGCGTTGATACCCAATGCGCATTTTTCCACGTCAAACCAGCATATCCCTATGACTTTACGCGCTGCCTCAATGCTGTTCTGCTGCGATGTCGCTTGCACAACGCGCATTGAAACGCCTTCTTTAAACGCCTGTTGCACGATAGATTGCCCACCTGCTGCCAATAACTTATTAGCCGCATCATGGGGGACAAAATGGTCACCGTATTTATAAGGTTTGCCCTTCAGCACATCACAATAATGCACAATATCCTGTTGATTATTCTCATAATAATCAATTAACCGCACCTCATTACGCGCAAGCTGATAAAACCAGATTGCCGTTGCATCGTCATAGCCTAAATCCCATGCGGTATTGACGGGTAGGTTAGGGTCATAGATGTTAGTTGCCATGCGCGGCAACGCTTCATTCATCCATTCGCCATAGACTGCACCCACTAAAGCCGCTTCAAAGCTGCATTCGAACTCTTGGGCAAACTGGTCTTTAGTCATGTCCTTGCGTGCTGCATCTAATTCAGCCTGTGGGATGATTTTAGTCTCGCTTGCCTTTGCCAGCATGTGAAACCAGTCGGGGTCTTTACGCGCATATTCGTATTTATCAAAGAAGTCGTTATAACCCTTGGCAGTGCCGATGAATGTTGCCTTGCCATTCCTATCAGCAAGCAAAGGCCGGATAACCTCACCCCATATTGCCGGGTTCATGTCAGCGTATTCATCCAACACAATATCATCCAAATATAACCCACGAAGCCTGTCAGGGTTATCAGCGCCATATAGCCTGATTCGTGCGCCTTTGATTAAATCAACGCGCAATTCGCTTTCATTAGGCGGCGATGCCCATAACGGCTTGCTGTATTTCTTGAGATAAGCCCAAGCAACGTCTTTGGCTTGATTATACAGCGGCGCAACGTATGCAAGCCGTGGGTCAGGATATGGGCATAGCATAGCAGATTTAATTAGCTCATTGATGCAAGCAACCGTCTTGCCAGCACGTCTATGCACCACATTAACAGCAAAACGCTGCGTTCTATTATGATATGGCTTGAATAACTGGCGTGGTGCGTAGTCTAAGACTATTTCGCGCATAAATCATCGGGATAGGTTTTAATTTTACACGAATCAAAATCATCAAACCAAATTTTTGGGCTATCAATCCAATTTGTCAGGTCAGCAGAATAAAACGCTGTGCTGTTATGCATCTTGCGCCAAATTACTCGCTTTTCCATTTTACACTCAATTCGCCTGAAAGATTTGCCTCTACATCAACACTTTGATGCGCCTTACCATCAACACGATTACCGATTTCCTTAATCGCTTCCATATCCCCAGCTTTTGCCGCAATTATTAACGCTTCCACGATAGCGTCTATATCGCGTTTAAATGGCTCTCCAGTGGGGTTACGTTGAATGGCCTCCATAATAGCATCGCGCCAAATTTTCTGCTTAGGACGGCCTCCGGGGTTCAAAGAACCCTGTCCTGGGATTAGATGACCATGCTCATTTCTCGCTAGTTCTGTAGGCATAAAATCAATTTAACATAACGCATTACATAAAATCAAGCCCAACATTTAGCCGCCCTACCACAAATCACTCTCCGCTTAGACGAATTCGTCTAGACGTAAACCGAATTCGTCTTGAAAGTAAATCCGCACACCCACTATCATCATATTTCCCAACGAAACGGGCATTTATCAGCATTTATCGGGCATTTCGCAAAATGGGTGATAATACTTTCATCTTTACATATCAACAGCTTACAGTCAGTTTCTTATAATAATATCATCATATCATAGAAATATATTATATTAGTATAGAAATAAGCATAAATATATTTGTGAGAGTTTACCCAAAATGGGTGATAATGCTGATAATGCTGATAATCCAATAATATCAATGACTTACTCCTATCATCATGTTTTTGATGCCCGATAATGCCTGATAATAGGTTTCGTTACATATCAATAGGTTAGGTTATTCTGCCTAAATACTGTGCATTTATATGGAATGATGCGCAACTAAAAGGATTTTGGTTGCTTTCATAAACACCCCTAATTACTGTTATGAATTCAGGGCTAGGCCGCGCAGCCGAAAAGATGTTGCTGAGACATTTGCCCTGACTTCTTTCTCAGTTCCTACTCAGCGGGTGTTTCATGGCAGATAACGAAAATATATTGGCTATTACAGAGGCTCAAACTGCAACAGTTAAGAGCCGTGATAAGCAATCATCTATTGAATTAACCGAGAAGCTGAACGAGTTGAATAAATCCTTTGCCGTGGCGTTGTATGGCAACGGTGTGTTTGTCATCAAGACCGATGTGCAGCCGATTAAGTATCTTGCCAAGGCGCAATTTAATGACTGGCTGGGTAATCAATATGGGTTAACGGATGATGAAGGCAAGGCGGTGAAGATTGCGCCGCGTTGGTTTGGATGGTCAGGAAGGCGGCAATATAACGATGTAGTGTTTTACCCGGCTGATTTGAAAAACCCTAAAATATATAATTTATGGCGCGGTTTTAAATATCCTGCGCGTGAAGGTGAATGCGGCAAGTTTTTAAAGCACATTCACGATAATATATGTAGCGGTAATAAAGAACATTACAACTGGCTATTAGACTGGATGGCGGATTGCATACAAAAGCCAGAGCGCAAAAGCTGGACGGCTGTGCTGCTAATGAGTGAGGAAGAAGGCACAGGCAAAGGATTTTTTGCCAAACACTTTGGTAAGCTATTCGGTTCGCATTTCATGGCACTGAATAAACCATCCCAATTAATCGGGCGGTTTAATGCTCACCTTGAAGATAAGCTTGTATTGTTTTTAGATGAAGGTGCGCTTGTTGAAAAATATGCGGTTGATTTTGTGAAGTCATTGATTACCGAACCCACCCTGCCAGTTGAAGGCAAGGGGTTGCCTATTCGTGAAATTCAAAGTTTTCATAGATTAGTAATTGCAACGAATGATGTTCACGCGCTTAAAGCGTCAGCACACGATAGGCGGTGGATGGTTTTAAAAGTAAGCCCAGCGGCTAAGAACAATCTGGATTATTTCAAAGATATAGAAACCGAATTACTAAATGGCGGTTATGAAGCGTTATTCTATTTTCTATCAACACGCCTATATGACCCGAATACCATCAAGATTACACCTAAGACAAACGCGCTGGGGATGCAGAAGCTACTTAGTTTAACGGGCATATCTAAGTTTTGGTATGAGTGCCTAGAAAGTGGCATGATAGGCGACCATGATTTGAGGCGTGTATCTGCTATGCCGACTAGCGAGCTACCAAAAGCCTATTATGCGTGGTGCGATAAGATGAAAGAAAAAGAGCGCGTTGCAGAATCATGGCTTGCGCGGTTGATAAACCAGAATTGCGGGGCAGAGTTTCAAAGCAAGCCGGATGGTTGCGGGATGCGTTACTATTCATCATTGCCAACATTACAAGAAGCACGCGAAGCTTTTGAAAAGAAACTAGGGCAACAAATCGAGTGGAGCGAGGAAGTATGACACATAACACCCCCATGCCGGACGAGGAAGCGTGATGCGTAAGGAAACAATAGGCGACTGCGAATTATATCTTGGCGACTGCAGGGATATAACTTTACCAGATTGCGATGCATTGGTATGCGACCCGCCATACGGTATTGGCGAGAGTAATAAAAAGAATTTATCACGCTGCATTTTGGCAAAACCAAAAGATTACGGGGACTATGATTGGGATAAAGAGCCGATTGAGCAAATGGTGTTGGATGACTTCCGTGCGCTATGTAAATACCAGATTATCTTTGGCGGCAATTATTATCAGCTTCCACCAACAAAATGCTGGTTGGTATGGGATAAACTAAATGGAAAAAATGACTTTGCTGATTGTGAACTTGCATGGACAAATCTAGATAAAGCTGTGCGGCGTATTCAATGGTTGTGGAATGGCATGATACGCCAAGGGCAAGAGGAAAGATTTCATCCAACACAAAAGCCATTAGAGGTTATGCGATGGTGCTTAGGACATTTACCTGCAGATACTAAAACTGTCTTAGACCCGTTTATGGGGTCTGGCACAACCGGAATGGCTTGTGCAACTATGGGTTTAAAATTCATTGGCGTTGAACGCGAACAAGCTTATTTTGATATTGCCTGCAGACGAATCGAGGATGCCTATAAACAAAGCTCGTTAGTTTTTTAACCCATTCCACCCTCATAACAACACCACAACAACCCACTAACCACCTGTAATATATAGCCTAAACCTATTTTGCATTTTTAATAAAAAACCACTTGCAAGGACACGCAAAATCTGCGTATTATGGTTTTATCAACTTTGACCAGGAGCAAAATATGTTTCAAGTAAACGCAGTAGATAAAGATGGTATTCCAAGAGTATGGGGACGCGACACAACACCAAAGAAAGCAGAGACGCAAGCTAGATGGGAATTGATGGATGTTGCGACAGACCAATCCTACGATGAAATCTGCACCCTAATCCGCGAAGCAATGTGAGTTATGACGTATAAGCGCAAGGAAATCATCGGCGACTGCGAATTATATCTTGGCGACTGCAGGGATATAACTTTACCAGATTGCGATGCATTGGTATGCGACCCGCC